GTCGACTGCGTTCTCTCAAAAAAGACCCGGGGGCTATACGATCGCGCTTACCGGAGTTGCATCGATGGCAACAAGGTATGCAGTTATCTTCACTACTAATTCCACCTTTGCTGATTGGAATTATGTGATCGATTGTTGTTGCTTCTTGTCCGCAGTAATAACAAGCGTTATCCATCGCAAGTATTTTTGCTCGTAACTTACGATAATGAGTCTTATCATATTCTCTAGCCATTAATGCCAGCCCTTACGATTGAAGTGCCTGAGTGCTTTACAAGCTGAAGGTTTACCATCCGCATTAGGGTATCTGTGTTTTAGATAGCGAATATGCCAATCAATCTGCTCACTTACTTTCATCCCTTTGACCTTGATATTCCGCATCTGTGCTAAACCATAATGCGAGCCATTACGAGCGGAAGGATTGAACCGCGACTCAACCCATATTAAACGCACCCAGCAAGCCCCCTCATCAAGGTCTTGAAGATGATCCATAGCCATCATTACATAAGTCTCTTGAGTGGCAGTTAAAGATAAAGCATTTGAGTTGGATGATGAATTGATATTGATAAGTGCGGCAGCTACGGTCAAAGCTATCAAGCGTAGACAAAAGGCTGGCCGAAGATTCGACCGCCGGGCTGCCTTCGGGCCCCGGTCGGCTTCGAGGCTAACATACGAGTCAAATCGCTTACGCATTAATTCTCCTATCATCTCATATATTGAGACAAGTTTTATTAGTATTTAATTTAACTCTAATACTTCAACCGTTTCAATGGCCTTTCCAATAAGAGCTTCTTTTATTTTCTGCCTACCATCAGCTTGAAATTTAGTCATTAAGTAAGGCTCTGATTCACTACCTTCCAACCAATCAACTGGCTCACCATTTGGATCAATAACTAAATCATCAACGTAATTAAATTTATCCAATAACACATCAACTGACGATTCTCTTACCGATTCCACTATCTCAGTTGGATGATTGGCTTTGACCCATTCCAGCCATTTCTTTTCCGACTTAATTACCCATTTAAATTTAGGCTTAGTCGTAGTCACATAAGCCACCGTTTCACCATCCAATTCAGCCTTTACCCGATCTGCTCCTATTGCGTCCATCTCGCTTTGCAGCTCGGCTCTTAGGCGGTCTTTTGCCTTTTTTGCTTCGTCGGCTATTAAGCTGACTGCGGCTAACTTTAGACTTGTCTCTTTGATTCCCATTGCGCTCCCGTTTCTCTGCTCGATATAACCTCATTTTGAGGCTTTCTACTGATATGCCAGCATCCTTGGCTACGAATTCTTCATCGAAGCCCCAGCCTAGAAGCTGGCGAATATATTGAAGTGAGTGGCGCTTATATGTCCCACCATCCCCGGATCGTTCCCCCATCGACCGGGCAGAGGTGTTCATTGCCTTTCCCACTAGCTCTCCAATCTCTGATTATTTGTTGCTCAAGCGCCCAATCAACTTCGTGAGTTGGCTGGTCGCAATCCGGGCAGATTGGGGAATTGACTATCTCGTAAATATGCCGACACTTTATTTCTTTCCTGCCCATCCATCTCCTTTGAATATGACATTGACACTAGCGAATTGCTTGTCCATCGGCATTTTGCAATCGTTGCACCAAACTGTGTGATTCGTATAGACGTGAAATGTCTGCTCTAATTGTTTTTTGCATTTAGGGCATTTGAATTCATACGTCGGCATCTGTCATCCAGTCTTTGTGGCCGTTGAACATCTTGACTTGGATTTTCTCAAGTCCGGCAGCTAGTCGGCAGATTCGGCATTTTTGGGCCTTCATCTTGTAATTGCCGCATTGGTCGCATCGATGAACCTCATCCTCTTTGGCAACTAGACGCTCGCTTGGATAGATGATCCGTTGTTCAAAGCATCGCTGACATTCAACCAGCCACACCTCTCCCGGTGCTTCGGGTATATCCGCACATTCGTAAGTTTTGATTAGCCGATTAGCAGTTATGGCTTTACAAGTGCCACATTTGAACGGATGGTAATCGCCAATCACTTTCTAAACACCCATTTGCCGGACTCATCGACTTTCATCCATTTAGCCGGGCATTGCTCATCGCGATTCTTTGAGGTGCAAACCCAACCGCGATAATCCTTACCTTCCTTGTTGCCCGTCTTGAGCATCATTGCGCCGTGATTGCAGATTGGCACTTCATCGGCTATTTCAGCACCTAAGGTTTCAATCAGGTGATCTATGTTGTGGACGATTGGCGCTGGGTCATCCGGTCTTTGTGCTTTAACAAATTCTCCAAGCTCTTTTGATGTTGTCTGAATTGGCTTGTTGTGGCTCTGATAGGGTTTAGTCCCATTTGGCTTTGCCAAGTATCCAGCAAGTTGTAAAGCTCTCTGCAAGCTTCCAGTTTCTGCAAGTTCAAGCGCGTATTGCTTTGTTTTAATTTCTGACGATAAACCAGTCGTCCAAGGATTAACATCAACTTCAGTTCTAAAGATTTCAGTCTTGACGATATAGACATCGCACTCCTTTGCTAGCGATTCGGTGAGAACGTGAGTTTTGATCCGGTAGTCAGGATGCGCCTTGGTAAATTCAGCGAAGCGCTCCCAAACTCCGACGTAGTTTTCAAGGTAATTCGACATTTATCATCTTCCTTTCAATCGTTGATTTAAGTCCATCGAGTAATTGTTCTTTAAGCGAATAGAAAGTTCCATCCGGCCAGTTTTGAATATCAGCCGCGCACTCCAAGCAATAGAATCTGACTTGGCTGGCTCGCTGAGGATGATGGCTAATTGTTTTCCAGTAAGCCATCTTTTGCGCGTTTGGATGCCATACGCCTTTATTGCTACCCCAACGCTGTTTACAAATATCACACCACTGGTCTTTATTCGTATTACGCAAGAGGGTCAAAGTCGCTCCAATCGGTAAATCGCAACTGTCCCAAAATTCCTGAATATCCAATGAGATCGACAATCGAATCTTCGCGCATTGGGCTTTCCACAAGTCTTGAGAGTTTGACCGCGATAAACACCAATGCCAGTTCAGATGGGTTTCTGAGCTGAATACCGAGGGTGCGGCATAAGTTGTAAGTGCGTAGTAGGTGGTGTCTCGGATCACCATACGCAAAGCCCCGTTCTCTAACGGTGTCAGCAGCAATTTCGAACCACTCACTTAACGAGCGGTCGGCCAAGTCGTCCATCCTTCAGCCCCCTTTCGTAGCCTTTGCGAAAGGAATCATCTTGTCTTTGTTCAGACTTATATTGCTGATACAAAATAAACGCCAGCAATCCGTAAATAACTAAATTACTCAACATCGGCGCTCACCCCATATTTGTCTAAGAAATAAGCGCTGACTTCGGAATGAGCTAAGCGACCTCGAAGCTGTTGCTTACCCATTCGCTCCCGGGCATATCGACGAATGATTGAGCCTTTAACCCAATTATTGCCGTCAGTCCAAGCCCCGGCAGTCGCGTCAAAGCGAATTACCGCAACTTTATTTATCATTTGCTCCCTATTCTGTAAACCGTAAATTGATTTACCAGATAAGGGTAAAGAATTAAATCGAATTAAACAAGCAAGAGCCGGGCGTGTTGGCAGTCTAAGAAGCCGACTTCCTTCTCAATTTGCTCAGACCCGGCAAAATCAGTCTTTGTGGGCAATACCCTTAAAAGCCACTCAGGGGCGTTTATAGCTCCTAAATCGAACTCATAGACACCTCTAGGTGTAGCGTTGACGTAAAGCGTCCTAGCGCCCGTTCTAGCCCTTATTTCGGCTAAGTAGTCCCACTTCTTACGTTCTATCATCAATTCGTCGTAGTGAGTTCTACGGCATTTGAGCTCAATATAAGCGTCTGAGGTTATGCCGTCGGCTCGGTCGGTCGCTGATAGTGGCGTTAAGTCCGGGTATTCGGCCTTGAGCGCCTCGAAGAGTTCGACTTCCCGGTGGTAGGTCAGTTGTCTTCCTCGCCGTCTTCCCAACCGATTTTCTTAATTGGGTCTGCCGGATCGATAAACCAGTCCGGCCAACTGTCGCGCTCCATAGCAAAAGCCAGCGCATAATCGGGCTTCCAACCAGCTACTATTGCAGCGTCGTAAATTGCTTTCGACTCAATAAACCGTTGCTCGAGCTTTGAGGGAAATGGATTAGCGACTGTTCGCGGTCTGCGGACTTTACGCTTCTTTGGCGCTTTCTTAGCGACGCGCTTTCTTTGAGCCATTTATCACCTTCTCCCTTAAAGCTGTTTCAAGGGTAGATTCTAACTTGTCGAGTCTTGAAATCAGCGGAAGGTTTTCAAGTTTTATTATGTAGCGGAGTCCGGCTATTAGTAAGCCAATCGATCCAAGGACTGAAGCTACGAAACCAGCGACGTTACTTGCGTCCATATTCCGGCGAATTTTTGTCAGCCCAGCGAAGTGCTGGAGCGGTGATTGCGCCTATCAAGACGGCATACTCGGGAGCAAAATCAAGCAAGAAACTAACGCCAAGGGTAACGCCGGAAGCTGCAACGGCTAAGCAATAATCCTTAAACGCTTCTTTGAATTGCGGTGTTTTGATTTTCTCAATTAGCGCTTTCATTTGTCTCCTTCGGGTTGAGTTGAAAAAATGAATCATCGTTATCGCCTAGGGACGTAAAGCTGATATGAATATGCGAGCGGTGAGGATTAGCCCCGGTGTATTTACGCCAGCGCCACTTAAGGATTGAAGATGCGATTCGGCCGTCATAGATGACGTATTTGATTCGCTTATCTCCGCGTTTAGCGCAGCGTCTAATCTGGTCGGCAAGTGTGTGAGCTTCTTCAGGATGGGCATTTAAGTCGCTGTCTATATCGATGGCTCGGACGATTCCATCCACCGGGATATGATCCGAAGTGCCTTGAGCGAGATGGCGAGCGTCAGCAATCCAGCCATCACTACGGCGATCGCGACTCGGATAGTCATCGTCAATTTGCTCCCTTAATTGAACTGCAGCTTTGCAGAGTTTTGCCATACTTCTACGAGATTGTGCCGTTTTCTTGATTAGAAATCCAAGTATCTATATCAAAATGCTCAACCGAGCAAGCGCCTAACATATGGTCATCGCCTGCACAGCCTTGCTTGCTACAGTTTTTCATTTTTAGCCGCTTCTAATTCATCCCATACCGACTTAGGCATTGAAGTAAATTCACCATTACCCCGGTCTATAATCACAAATTCTGTAATTTCTTTAGTAATTGGATTTTCTATTTCAATTATTTCCATCTTATAACTCCGCACTAAAAGCCACATAACCAGTATTGGCTGTCGTTAGTAATTCGTAAAATTGTTTCTGGGTTGTTCCAGTAGTTACGGCTGCAATAGCAACATTAGTTGTACTTGTTGCGGACATTGAAATTGAAGATATGGCAGTTGCATTTTGTCCGTCATACCATTGTAGAGATGAATAATCTATTGTGCTACTTGCGCCAGTTCTTAGTTCTACAGGTAAAGTCACAGTAAATTGAATCCCTGTAGTGCTATTTGCAACACCTCTGGCTAGTCTTTGGTTAGACGCGCCAGCAGTATTTCCGATACGAACATAATATCTCTGGCAAGCGGCTAACTCGCCTTGAAGTGTGCCGGTGGCTGTTGTAAATGGAGTAGCAACGGAACCTTGTTCTACTTGAACGCCCCAAAAATCTATAGTTGCGTTCTGAACACCAACGGCAGCATAACCAGCACCGCTAGTTGTAGTTCCGCAGGAAGTAAATAGATACAAGAACAATTTGTTATTTGCACCAATGGTCTTACCAGCAATAGAAGGCAAAGTTAGTGTGAAACTATATCGCGCCCAAGAAGTTGTGATTGCTTGAACTGCTGGTGATGTTGGAACTTCTGCGCTTCCGCCAGTTCCAAAATTCTGCGCCAAAGTAACACCAACATTCGGAGTGCCTGAACCGGCTTTTGCCCAAAATGAAACTGTTACAGTTTGATTGGTTATAGTTCTAACATCTTCTATACATTGTCCAAGATATGCGAAATGTCCTGCTGTGCTTTGTGAAGCGGTTACGATACGAGCGAAATTTGTTCCTTCATATCCCGTAACTGGAGCAGTTCCGGCTGTAAAAGTCTGCGCTGAATAGGTAACAGTTCCGCCAGAAAAATCATAAAGCCAGCGATCAAATCCATATTGAGCAACAGTTACGCTGCTGAAGTTTCTTTGATTTATTCTAAAATCGCCGTTAATGATTTTATTCTTACCAGTATTCCAATCGGCTTGCCAACGAAGTCCGGTGGTAGCGGCACTATCCGCGACGAGTGTGCTTCCATTAGATCCAACGGAAAGAATCGCCGGAGTATCGGCAGAGCTTCCAGCAATTAAATCGCCTTTTGCGTCAATAATTGAATTCTGAATTGCGTTAGCGTCATCGGTAGTGACCCAAGTGTAATCAAGATCTGTGTTAGAAGCTTTGCTCAACACTTGACCGGTTGTGCCACCTTTTAGATCAACGAAAGAAGAGTCGATGGAGTTTCCAAGTGTGCGCATAGCAGCTGCGCCATCTTTGACCAAATCTGTATCGTCAGGGGTTTCCCATCCGAAGTTTGTTGTGTTTGCCATTGTTCTCCTTTAGGCGACTATTGTAGCGTCTAGCCATTCCAAACTAGACGAAAGCGTATTCCAAGTTTCAGTAATAATGACATCTTCCCATTTAGCAGTCTGAATTGAGAAGGCTAGAGGTGAGACATTAACAGTGACTCGAAGTCGGTTATATCCAGCAGTCCAAGTCCAACCTTCGACAAAGCCTTGAAACTGGCCGTTAGTCATATTGGCTGGTAGGTTAGCGATATTGACTGGCATCCCCATAAATACATTTAGCAACGCATCGCGGTCGGTGTCGTCAATCTCTGGACTTTGAAGCTCAAAGGTTATGCTTTTAAGCGCATATTGAGGCCAAGCCCTAATACCTAAATAGAAAGCTGCCTGATCTTCAGCGTCAGTTTGATTTTTAAGGGTTGTGTTAATGATATTGGCTAGCTCGCCATACTCAGCCATTGATTGAGCATCTGAGTCGCTTATTGACTGATTTCCTGCGCTGCCATAATTGATGGTGATTGAATTTCTAACATCGCCAGCGCGTCGGCTAACGACTAGGCCAGAGCCTAAAGCCTGATTAGCGTCAAGGTCTACATATCCGTTAGCAGTTAGATATTGAGTGCGGTGAGTAGAGTCGGCGTAGCAGATTCGACCTTGAGCATCTTCGTAAATATAACCAAGACCCGAGGTTGCCAATCCGCTTACTAAACTGTAAACGCTTTGGTTTACATTGTTTTGAGAATCTAACTCATAATCTCCCGGCTGATCTATTTCACCTAATCCGGTGTTTTCAGCATTAGCCCAAGTAGTAGACGCGTTGTAATCATTCCAAGTTAAAGCTGCTGGAACTTCATCCCAGTTATTAACTAATAAATCTTGAAGCACCTCGAATATCTGGTCGCCGTCATAATCGCTAGCCAAGTTGCCTGAATAAATAGCTCTAGCCAATCGAGCAAGAGCGCCAACGGCTACGATATTAACTCGCTGACTTGTTGCCGTAGATCCTGCCGTTGCCACTTCGATAGCAATATCAGTTACGAAGCCACCGAATAAGAACGTATAGGCATCAGTTGAGTCTTTGACTTCGATAGTTAATGGGGCATTGATTTCATACGGCACATAAGATAAGTCTGTTACTAATAGGCTTAAATTGGCGTAGCCAGCTTGAGGCTGAGAATAAATATCCGTCCGGCCTGATGAGGCAGTTAGTCCGGCTAAGGTTGCGTCGGTTACTGTGTAGCCGTTTACCTTAATTCGATATTCAGGATTCCAAAGGGTCATAGACCGACCAACTGGCTTGCGCCGCCACCTTGTCTGCGCTCGACGCTATTTAGAGCTTCTATTACCGCCCTACTAAATCCTGTCTCATCGATAGCACTTGGAGCATTAACATTAATTATGACTCCGCCATATTCACCGCGAGATACACCGCCCGAAATAGTTCCCATCGCCGGAGCTGGTGGCTCGAGTTGAGCCAGTAAACCTTGAAGGGTTGCAAAGTCTTTCTCAATTTGTGCCAAGGCCGCGAGCTGTGATTTTGTGCCCCCACCCTTACTAACTCCGCCAGTAACCTGTTTACTTACGCTAGCAATGCTTGAACTGAGGCCACCTAATGATCCGACTAATCCTGCGAGAGAAGTAGTGCTTGATGCTCCGCCACCACCCCCGGCAGTTACTAATTGCATACCGACTCCGCCAGAAGTGGTAGCGAAGGAAGGCATTTGAATCATTCCGACATTGTTAAGGAATGGGATGCGGTTATATGCAGCGATGAGAGTGTTTATAGCATCGATGGCTGTTCTGACGATTGCTTTGATTCCATCGACGACCGCTCCGACAATATTGATTAATCCACCAATTGCTTGACCGATTCTTTCAATCGATCCTCTTAAAGTAAACTCAAATAGTGGCACTAAATAATCTTTTGTAAATTGCCATAGTGTTTGCATTGCATCTTTGTTTTCGTCAAAGGCTCGCTTGATTGGATCAAGCGCCCGATTCTTGGCATCGATTAACATTGGAATAAATCGATTCATTATGTAATCTAAAAAAGTTTTAACGATAGGTAATAAACCTGCACCTACGGATTCTTTTGCTTCATCAAAGCCAACTCGAAGTCTTCGTATTTGACCTTCAAGAGTGTTGGCTTGTTGACTTGCCGCGCCGCCAAAAGTGCTCGCAAGTTGCTTCATCGTCCCGTCTAAACCAAGGGATTTGATTTCAGCGCTGGACAAACCTATACCTAATCGGCTAAGTGCCCCGGTATTCCCCTCATAAGCTTTAGCAAGGGCGTTAGTTACTTGTTCGACTGATTTTCCGGTAGATGCGCTTATATCAAGAGCAAGAGCAAGTGAGTCATTGGCTTCACCGAGATCACCAGTCGCAGTTGCGAGTCGTTGAAAGGCTGGTCTTAATTGTTCATCGGCAACGCCAAAAGCCAAGGACATTTTGCTAATTTGTTTTTCAACTGCCGCAATTTGAGCATTGGTAGCCCCGGTAACATTCTTAAGGGCATTGGCTAATCGATTCTGTGCAGCTTCATCAGCAATGGCGGCTTTGACACCTTCAATCGCTAATTTGCCAGCATAGGCGGCTGCAGCTGCGGCTGCTGCGGCAAAAGCGGCTGCTGCCACCTTGCCAAATTTTTGCATCTTATCGCCGAAACCTTGGACTTGAGTTTCGGACTTCTTCATCCCATCGACGAATTGTTTCGTCTCAGCAAGAATTTCTAACTTTAACGTTCTGTAATCTCTAGCCATTAGTTAGCCCACTTTTTTACGATTGTGTCGGCTGTCTGTTCCCATTTCTTTGTCAATTCAGGCTGAATCTTGCGAAGGGTTGGGTAGATGAACCAACCGCGAGAGCCTCGACCAAATCGGCCGGAGTAAGTTGGGAATTGCTTAAAACGATTAGATCCAAACTCAAGACCTGCCCAGAGTTTTTGTGTATTACCGCCACCAGATAAACGCTGAGAGGCAAAGCCAATATCGAGTCGACCCGTCTTTGAGCTTTTGGAAACTTTAGTTCCATCAACGACTGCTCTAACTGCTCCTGCCGCCTTTTGGCGGTCATAGCCAGCTTGTCGTATTTCCTGACGAGCGTATTCAGCCATTTCTCCTGCCACTTGCTTGGCTTCATCGACGGCATCATCTCCCATCAGAGTAAACGCTTTTGCGAGTTGGCGGAGTTCGCGTTGGCTATATTGACTAAGCCCTACCTCTGCCATTTCGCTCCTTCAAAATCTCAACCGCAGTCATTAAGTCTTCGGCGTTATCCCAAAACTGTGCCGGGATGCCAGTCGCTAACGCCACCTCAAGGATGAGATGATTTAGGCTTCCGGCTGGATGACTTTTGGGCTTTCAGGATCTCCGATTATTAGTTCATCGATCGTTAATTCCCAAACGTCGTAAGTCTTCGTCGGCTTGCCAGCGTTTGCCCTGACATAAGCCGAATGAGCCAAGAATAAGAAGTCGGTTTGTTGGTATTCGCTAATATCGGTCATCTTGTAAATAGATTTCCCGGTTTTGCGTTCCCACTTAGCCCACTCTGGAAGCCCTGCGGTGTAGGTTTCCACTTCGCCGTTATTATATTTAATTGTCAGATTTAACTTCATTGCTCCCGATTCCCCGATCTCTTAACTAAATGATTCTGAAGGTGTTCCAACGACTGTCATCGTCCAAGTGTCGGTAAGTGCTCCCGGAGCAGCTCCGCCTGCGCTTGGAAAGATTGGAAGAACGTTGAAAGTAAATACTGCGCCGCT